GATTCATCAAGATTTAATCCAGTAAATTGGAACTCAGGAACTTATGTAATTTACCAATCAGACGGCAATAAACACATTAATGGTTCTGCTAGTTCTTATGGTTCAAGCTATACAACTAATGATGTTATTGGTGTAGCTTTGGATATGGATGGCGGCACAATTACATTCTATAAAAACAATGTAAGTCAAGGAACTGCATCAACTGGATTAACTGGTGTTTATTTGCCAGTATTTTCACAAACAAGCGGAGCAACAACAGGAACTATTAATGCAAACTTTGGTGCTGGTAGTGGATTCACCTACACACCCCCAACAGGATTTGTCGCACTAAACACATTTAACTTACCTACTCCTACGATTGGTGCTACTGCGACAACACAGGCGAATAAGTATTTTGACATTCTGACTTGGACTGGCACATCTACATCTAGTGGCAGAACATTTACTGGGCTTGGATTTCAACCTGATTTTGTTTGGACAAAAGCTCGAAACCAAGCATACTCACATCAACTATATGATGCAAACAGAGGAACTGGTAAAAGACTGCAATCAAATACTACGGATGCAGAAACTACAAATCCAGTAAGCGGATATATCTCTGCATTTAACAGCGATGGATTTACAACTGTTGCTGGCACAACCGACAACTCTTGGTTTAATGAATTAAATACAACCCATGTCGCTTGGAATTGGAGAGCTGGTAACTCTACATCATCCAACACATCAGGCTCTATCACCTCCACAGTAAGTGCTAATACAAGCGCTGGATTTAGTATTGCAACATTCTCAACACCTGGTGGATACTCAACAGGAACAGTAGGTCATGGTCTTGGTGTAACTCCATCCATGATTATCGTTAAAAATAGAACAGCACCATCAGGAGCTATTAACTGGAATACATACCACAGTTCTATTGGTAACACTGGTGCTTTGTATTTAAATTCAACATCTGCAACAGTAACAAGCTCTGCATTTTGGAATAATACAAGCCCAACCAGCACATTGTTTACTGTTGGAACAAATTTATATGCAAGCACAAATTATGTAGCCTACTGCTTTGCCGAGGTAGCTGGCTATTCTCGCTTTGGCTCATACACAGGCAACGGCTCTACGGATGGGCCGTTTGTGTTCACTGGGTTTAGACCTAGGTATTTGCTTATCAAACGGTCAGATTCAACGGGTTCATGGAATATCTTAGATACTGTTAGAGATACATACAATTTGGCAATAAAAGGTTTATATACAGATTTATCAGATGCAGAAGATACATCTAGATTATTTGATATTTTATCCAACGGTTTCAAAATACGAAGTTCAACAGTAGCAAATCTTAGTTCTGGCACATACATCTATGCCGCATTTGCCGAATCACCATTTAAGTATTCACTAGCGAGGTAATTATGTTTTTACTTGACAACAAACCACTGCCACTCGATACGCCATTCACTGTTGGCGAGGGAGATGAGGCCATCCAATATCCAGCCAACTGGCTACGCCTGGCAACTGCCGAGGACAAGGAGCGTCTTGGAATTACTGAGGTGCCTGATCCAGTCAGAGCTGACGACAGATTCTATTGGGATGGGAACATCAATAATCCGAAAGCCCTGGAGGACAGAGAGGAGTTAGATAAAGACGGCAATCCTCTATATGTGCAAGTCCTATCTACGGATGCAGAGGGCAACCCAGTCATGGTGGACTCGACTGAGCGCCTAGTTACCAAAGGACTCAAGTCTCAGTTTATCGCCCAGGTCAAGCATACTGCTGGCTTAATGTTGTCAAACACAGACTGGATGGTGATCCGCAAAGTGGAGCGTGATATAAATATTCCTAGTAATGTTGCTACATATCGTGCAAGTGTAGTAGCCAAAACTACCGAGTTGGAGGCAGCTATCTCTGCTGTTACAGCTGTAGAGCAATTAATTGCGTTAGATTTATCATTTCCTAATGAGGCATAAATGAACTTTATCTTTACATGGATCCTAGACCGATTTGGTTTTATACCAAGGGCAACTCTTGAGTTTCCAATTGAGAAACCAGTTGTTAATAAGCCAGCTCGCAAAGCTGCCAAGAAAGTAGTACGCAAAACCGTACGAAAGAAAGCGTGATTGCCATGACACAGCTTACCGAAAAAGAGATTGAAGAGATTGTTGAGAAGGTGACCGAGCGTGTCATTGAAAAGGTATATACCAATATCGGTAAGTCTGTTGTCACTAAATTCTTTTGGATTGTTGGAGTAGGAGCAGTCGGCCTAGTTACATTCTTGGCTGGCATGGGTCACATTAAGATCGGCTCCTAATGTGTCAGATCAGTTCGGATTCCTAGAGGGCGCAAAGGGTGTTAGCAGCTCTTTAAATGCCAGCAGAGAGGTAAGCAAAGAGCTTTCTAAAAGCATTGCTGACACCCAGAAAGAGGCATCTGATTTAGCAGTACAGCGTAACATCGATAGACGCAGAGAGTTGCGCGAGAATGAGGTACGCAAGGAATTATTTTTAAAGCGTGTGTTGATTCAATGGGAACATGAAGAGTCTGTACGCAGAGAAGAAGCAAGATTAAGAGCAGAGTTTTTAAAGAAATATGGCAAGCGTTGGGCTGAAGTTGAAGAGTTAAAAGCCAGGCTAGAAAAACAAGAGAAAGAATTTAAGAAACAGTTTGATTCTGATCTGGCCAAGGCAAAGTGGGCTCAGTTCTGGTGCTTTGCAGTTGCCGCATGGATTGCTTATTTTATTGTATGGGGGAGTAAATAATGTTGACCTTAATTTCAACCGCGTTGTCGTTTTTAATGGGTGGCCTACCAAAGCTCCTAGATTTTTTCCAAGATAAATCAGACAAATCACATGAGCTTGAGCTTGCTCGTATGCAGACTGAGCGTGAGCTGCAAATGCTAGAGCGTGGGTATGCTGCACAAGCCAGGATTGAAGAAATCAGAACAGATCAAATTGCCATGACAACTGCGGTGCAAGAGCGTGAGGCTTTGTATGCTCATGACATAGCAATCGGACAGGGCGCGAGCCAATGGGTAATTAACTTACGCGCATCGGTGCGTCCAATGGTTACTTATTTATTTGTATTATTGCTTATTGTGGTTGACATCGCATCGATCTGGTGGGCTTGGTCAACTGGCGCTGCGTTTGCTGAGTCGGTCACAATGATTTTTGATGCAGACGAGATGCAGATCCTTGCCTCAATTATTGCGTTCTGGTTTGGTACCCAAGCATTTGCTAAAAAATGAGTCTGGATCACCGCGTTATTGAGATGATCAAACACCATGAGGGTGTGAGACAAAAGCCATACCAATGTCCAGCTCTTTTGTGGACTGTTGGTGTTGGTCATGTAATTGATCCAAACCACGCCAAGGTACCACTGGCAGAGCGCAAAGCGTTGCCAATCCCAGACGGCTGGAATCGAACATTAACGATGGGGGAAGTGGATGAAATTCTTGCTCAGGATTTGGCAAGGTTTGAAAGCGGTGTACGCAGACTATGTCCTGATGGCCTTAGTCCTGGTCGCTTTGGCGCACTCGTCAGCTTTGCGTTCAATGTTGGGCTAGGTAATCTTCAGCGATCCACAATCAGAATGAAACACAACCGCGGCGAATACGATGCCGCGGCTGAGTCTTTCCTGATGTGGACTAAAGCTGGTGGTAAAGAGCTGCCTGGCCTTGTTAAGAGGCGCAAGGATGAGATGGCTCTGTACCTTTCTTAAGTACAGCTCGCATTAAACGCCAGGCATTATTCTGAGAGCAGCCAAGATGTTTGGCCACCTCTCTGGTGCTTGGCCCTCTACCATTCTCTTGGTTAAATTTAATGATGTACTCTGCAACCTGAGTTTGTCTTTCAGTTGGCACCTTAACAATGCCAGCAAATGGAATCGGCTCGATCATGCTGCCTCCTTTTCAGTCAATGATGAAAGTCTTTTGCTGTGTGCAGCTGTGTGATGCACCCTCTCTAGCGCTCCAATACGCTCCAAAGTAATCATGTTGTCATCGCGTAACGCTTTGAGCTTTTGTGTTTTGTCTTTGGCACTTAGTTTTGCTTTGGCCACTTTGTCTGCCAATGACTCATATGCCTCTGACCATTCCTCATAATTATTAAAGGTTTGCTTATCTTTGCCTGGCACAAACAGAGTCCAGCTCTCTGACGATATTGGCTTTTGCTCTTCAGGTATGACATCAACCACCACATCTGGTTCGGTAGCATCTTGCAACTGCTTATTAATATCATCCATCTCTTGATCGTGTTCCATAATCGCATGGATTATGGCTGGCTCAGAGGTGATCTCTGGCACAACGATTGGAGCTGGCTTGGGCGCGGCCAGAGCATCCAATGGATTGCGATGTATAGCCTTTGTAGATACATCGCTAGGATAGTCTGCCGCCTCTTCTGCGGTGATAAGTCCTTTCAGCACATCTGGAAACGCATCACGCAAGGCAAACCCTCTGGCGCGCATTTGCAGCATGCGCTTTGGGTACGCTTGCCATGGCCCTTGCTTACCCCACAGACCAGCTCGCTTGGCATCCTCTACAGAAAATGTCGCAGTCACTGGCTGTCTGCCTTTGCGTCTGGCAACACATACGGCCACAGGATTTGGCGTACCCTCTCCATCAATACGCTCTTCAATACCCTCGCACACTGGTGAGTTCTGCACCAATGCCATGGCAGCATCGCCGTACACGCTCGGCTTGCCGTTGATGCACGCAATGTTTTGCAATGCCTGGAGTGGCGCAAGACCCAACTCTTTGCCCCACTGTACGGCCACAAGTACATCCTCTGGCTTGCCCTGGTAGGCCTTGGGCACCATGCTTGACTTGGCCAACATGTCACTAAAACGCATGGCCTCGTCCAATGTAACTGGTGCAAATCCTTGTTGATTAGTGTTTGTTAAATTCATCTTTAAATTCCTTTTCTAAATACTCTTTAAATGTTTGTAATACCAGCGCAACAACAGACTGCACCAGCTCTTCTGCATACACTTCTTTATTTCTTGGCAATGCCTTGCCCATTACCTCTACAGCTCTTGAGTAAGCAGCTGTCAACGCCTCTGACGGTTCTTGCATCATGGTGTCCTTTTTTTAATTGATAAATTAGATTGGCGAATGACATAGGCCTCTTTTGCTGGAACAATTTTTTCGGGCTGGGCGCGGTACGAGCGCATACCCCATTTGATAATGTAGTCACCAGCTTGCGCTATACCGTTGTCTTTCATCAACTCCTTTAACTCTGTTTCTGTGGTGTTGATTTGACGCTCATGAAACTTAATCTCCTCCTTAGAGCGCAGAATAGTTTCTGCCAGAATTGATGCCTGATGGCCTAGCGGTACAGGCTCCATCTCTTCCAGTGCTTTTGGCCAGATGTTATTGGCATCATCGCTATCTTGTGGGGGATAGTAGTCAATGCCGCCAGTCTCTTTCCAGAAGTCCAGCTTTTTTTGAAAGACAGTACATGCTCTGTCTATCGCGTCAAGCGTGTCCTCATGTGGTGCAAACAAAAAGATCCGCAGCTCAGTGCCACCGTATAGCGTTGCTACACAACCCCACTTGGCTTTAACTATATCCATCTGAGCCTGGAGCTGGATGGGGCCACGCCAAAGCGGCGGCATATCTTCTGGTTTGCCAGATGTGAGCTTGGCCTCTAGCACGCCCATGCCGTCAAGCACAATGCTGTCCTGGCCAACTACATAAATACCCTTTTCTGGCTGCGTTGTAACAACCTGGCCAATGCCCATGCCAGTGCCATCCAGACTGCAACACAATGGCAACACATCATGAAACTTTGGCTCTGGGTATTCAGTAACCAGGTCTGCCAACTCCAAACGCTTGGCTGTCTCTTGCAAGATGTAGGGCTCCATCGTATTTCCCCAGCTCATGGCCTCGTTTGTGATGTCCTCGCGTTGGCCACCTTGCAGCGCATTGATAGAGTATTTCAACTCATCGTTTGCGGTCTGGTACTTTGACATACCCATCACAGCTGGCAGCCGCGATGCAGACAACATGGTGTCTGGAGTAACTTTACTGACCATTGCTCGCCTTTCTGATGGCCAGAATGCCATTGCCTGTGATGCGCCAGACTGTGGCAGATCTGCCTGTTTGTGTTTTTCTGGTCATGCCTGTGTCTGCTACCAGGTTATGCTTGGCCAGGATCACACGAATAGGCCTGTAACTATCGCCAGACATCATGAGGATGTCTTGACCCTCCTGGTCAGTCAGGCCACGCTCAACATAGGTCTCAAAAAACTTGAGCATTTCAATCAAACGATCCGAAAACTGGGGCGCTGACTTGGCAGCTGACGCTCTGCTGGTCTTTGAATGCCGCTGATGCGGCGGGTATTCTTTGGTGAAATCAATAATTATTTGGTTCATTTGCGATCTCCTCGTTAATTGCTGCTAGGTTGCGATATGTTGCCCACTTCTCTTGCATGCACTGCTGGTCTGACGGTGGCTCCCAACCATGCTTTTTGAATGTTTCTAAAACATTGGTTTTTACTGCTGGGATATATGCCTGGTAAAGATCTCGATTAATCAATTTAAGCTCCTTATGAAAGTGCCACAATGAGAATGAAGGCCAGTAGGGAAACTGTGGCGATGACCCTATCTAGTACGGTTTCTTTTTGCTCGTACTTGTACAGCTCTTTGTACGATTGATTGTGTTTGTTAAATGCTTTCATGTTGTCTCTCCAATCTGTTGATGAGGTTAGATACTTGGCTTGGGTACCAGGATGTATTGCCCCTGGCCGTTTTAACGCCCCGAAACTCCAGCTCTGCTGCAATGTGGCGCAAGTTAGTGCCAACCAGGCTGACAATATCTTGCAAGATCGGTGCGACTTTCTTGACATAAGCATCACAACGGTCATTGATGGCCTTTAAACCAGCCTTAGAGCCTTTTTCTGGGTTAGGACTACCCAAGACAGTGCCGCGAGCTTTGGCAGCAGCCAAGGCCGCTTTAGTGCGTTTGCTGATCTCTTCACGCTCATGTTGTGCAACCACAGCGCGAATGCCAAACTCCAGGGTGCCAGCGTGTGGCATGTCAGCGGCCACGATCTGCACGCCAGAGTCGCGCAAAGTCAACAAGAATGCTGCCTGGCGTGAGAGACGATCGATCTTGGCAATTAGCAGAGCTGCGCCAGTAGATTTACACATAGCAATTGCAGCTGCCAACTGTGGGCGGTTGTTGTCTTTGCCAGACTCGATCTCGGTAAAACTGTGGACAATGCTGTCAGCGTACTGCTTGACAGCTGCTTGTTGTGCCTCAAGGCCAAGGCCTGACTGGCCTTGACGATCTGTTGATACGCGGTAGTAGGCTATGTACATGTTAACTCCTCTTTCTGGGTGGTTAAATAATTACTACAGTTGCTATGGTGACGATGTTGTCAGGGCATGTCAAGAAATATTTAATATATCCATACTAGGATTTACCCTAATACTGACAACAATTGTTAATCAAGGCCTTACGCATTAAAGTTGCGTGGTGATATACAAAGGATTACATGGAAACTAAACCTACAATGATTCGGCTGCGGCCAGAAACCAGGTCTTTGCTAGAGCGTGCGGCGCACGATCAACGCAGAACCCTGTCATCTCTGGTTGAGGAGTCGATTAAAGAGCATCTGGCACCACGATACGCGCCAGTATCCGAGCGTTTAAACCGATTCCTGGGCAGCAAATGAACGGCCGCGGGAAACGAGCCAAAGGCGCAGCTGGTGAGCGAGAGCTGTGTCAAATTCTGTCCGATGCATTGGGCATGGATGTAAAGCGCAATCTTGGACAGGCCAGAGACGGCGAGGATGACATCACGCTGCCACCATTTCGGATTGAAGTAAAGCGCCAAGAGACTCTCAAGATCGAACCCTGGTGCTTGCAAGTGGAGGCAGCTGCCAAGGTTGGTGAGATCCCAGTTGTGGCCTTTAGGCGCAATGGCAAGCCCTGGCGTGTCGTACTGAGAGTGGAGGACTTTATCAAATTAGCAAGGGAGGAGATGGTTGATAAGAGGGAGTGATGTCACTTTGATTGATGGCCGCGTGGTGAACACATACAGCGAGGAGTACCGCTGCTACACCGAGGCGATGTGGGTTTTTAAACGCTATCGGACTAAAAACACCAGGCAGAAGTATCTGGCAGAGGTTTACAAAGAGCGTGGCCAAAAGGGATATGACCAGCTGTACGCAGAGATGCTGCGGATATGGAACTACAAACAGGAGAACAAATGAGCAGTTGGTTGATTATTTTGACAGGCTTGATCTATGGCTATGTGGCCATTGAACAGGGAACAAAAGGGAATACCTCTATGGCAGTCGTATATAGCGGGTATGCGTTTAGCAATATCGGACTATGGATGGCAGTTAAGTGAAGAAATTACCACAGCATTACAAAGACAAAGTAAAGAAAGAGATGACCGTAATGACAGCTCAGGAGGTGGCAGACAAATTGGGTGTAAGCAAGGCCGCTGTGCTCCAAGTAGAGCGCAAGGCATTGACCAAAGCTCGCAAGCTCATCAACGCCAGAGTAAAGCAACGAGACATCTTGCCAGACTGACATGAGCGCGCTATTGAAACCAATCGACAACATTGTGCCTTTTACGCTGCCAAAGCGTAAGCCAAAACTAATCCAGAAAGACGCGCCACCAGACCTAAGAAAGTTCTGCGTGATACCGTTGGCTGCGATCCAGGACAAAGAGCTGACACACAGCTCTATACGCGTCTTAGGGATGCTTTGCGCGTACTGCAACCGAGCTGGCATTACTTGGGTTGGACAACGCAAACTGGCAGCTGATCTGAAGGTCAGCAAGCAAGCAGTCAATCGTCAGATTCTGCTGCTTAAAGAGCGTGGCCATATCGAGGTAATGAAGAAAGGATTTAGAGGCCAAAGAGCTGACACCATCCGAGTGGTGTTTGATAAGACATTGAGCGCCGAGGATGCAGTGTCGATCACCAGTGCGATTGAGGACACCAGGCCGCCTCACATGGTCAGACAGGAGAAAAAAGAAATGGATGAGGCAACCCGACAACAGTTAAACCAGCAATACAAGGAGGCAATGAAGAGCATGACCAGACCCGATGTAATGAAGATTGATACCACTCCAAAGGAGACTGACACCCTGGCAGTTAAGCAGACTAAGGATGTCATTCGCGCCCAACAAGAGCGTGTAACAAGGAGAAAAAAGGCTGTGGATAAGTCATCCAAACCTGTGGATAACTCTGTGGATAACTCCAATTCCACTGCTCACATTGTCAACACCCAGGTTGACTCCATTGTCAACATCGGTGTAGACAGAACACAGTTTTTAACAAATAGGTTAGTAACTAGTAAAGAAGTTAATAAACAGTTAAGTAATAAATTAATAAAAGTTTATAAAGAATTAGTTTGGTCAACATGTAAAGTTGAACGAACGATGAATGAACAAGATTTGAAAGTGATGGAAGAGTTGGTTGATGCTGGTCTGACTGAGCAGCTGTGGACAGATGTGGTCACTGACACAGTTCAGACCTTTGCAAACCAGAGGCGAGACCCACCTCATCGCATCGGATACTTCAGAGACACTCTTCTGAAGGTATTGCATACCGTTTAAACATGATTAGAGGCATCTAGGAGACGAGATCATGGGTAAGGATAAGCATGGGTAGCCAGACACACTACAAATCGAATACAGAGCGTTTAAAGAGTTCTGTACAAAACTCATACGAGCGTATGGGTTCTGTACAAAATCACCAGGCCAGCAGATGGTGCGAGTCTGGTGCGTTAGATGGGGGCTGTCGGTTTCGCAAACAGACCCCCTTGCCCCCCCACCCTTGGGCTATCGCGTGGGGTGTCCCCCTCAATTTTTCCCCACTTTTTTTAAAAGGAGATTTCCATGGATCCAGATGTCAAAGAGAAGTTGCGTAGAGAGCTGCATAGCTGTACCCTGAGCCTGTTGCGTCAAGGATTTACAATCCACGCCATTGCTCAGGCCATGATTATTGAAAGCAATAAACTGGCTGACACAGCAGATGTTGTCGAGGCAATTAATGAATCTAATTTCGCACCCTAAAGGAGAATGAAGTAATGGCATACGAACAAAAACCTGGTTACTTTTCACTGTGGCCAAACGATAAGAAAGAGAAAGATACGCATCCAGACTGGAAGGGTACGATTAAGCTCAGTAACGGTACCGAGCATTACTTTGATGCCTGGAACAAGGTTAGCAGCAATGGCAAGGCCTACTTGTCTGGCAAGATTGGTAACCCCAAGAATGGGCATGCGTATACCCCAGAGCGTGCGAGTGCGCCGATTCACCAGCCCAGCACCGATTCGGATGTGCCGTTCTGATGGCCAGTAAACTTTCCAGGCAAATGCCCAGCGTTAAAAACTGGGGTGGTGTGCGATCCATTCAGCGTAGGCTAGAGCGCTCTGCCACGATCATGGAGAACCGCGAGGCGGTGGCCTATACGCTGCTTTGCATGGCCAATACAAAGCTGACTGACATCATGAGCTGGGATGATGAGGGGCAAGTCAAGATCAAGCCTAGTTCCCAGATTCCAGACCATGCCTTGCAAGCCATCAAATCGATCAAGGTCAACAAAAATGGCGAGCTGGAGCTGGAGCTGTACGACAAGGTTGGCGTGCTGCGCTTGCTGGCCAAAGCGTCTGGATTGCTAGATGGCCCAGAGGATGACAGCTCCAAACCGTCAGTGATTGGAATCAACATTAAAGCCCCAGAAATCGAGGATGTCGAATCAAAGGAGGAAAAGCATGATTGAGTTATTGGTGGCGTATCTGCTGTATGAGGGTGGCGCTGGATCGGAGTGGTGGACTTTGTTTGCGATTTTGTTTGCTTTCAAGATTTGGGGTTTATGGCGAGCGCTAATTCGCGAAAAAGAAGAAAACTTTGTAATCCATAAAATTATTAACGAGGCTAAAAAACATGACAACATACACCAGTGATGATTTGGAAAACGCAAAACGGCATACTTGCGAATACTGCAATCAAACCCTAGAGATTGATGCAATCCACAAATGCAAGGCACAAGAGCGTATCTTGCAACAGACCTTGAAAGACTACCTCGATGCGGCTAATCGGGATGAGGCGTTGTATAACGCCCGCATGGGTCGATCTGGCGTGCGATGGGCGGGTGACTGATGAGTAACAATGAGGCAATGCTCTTTGGGGTGTTGATAATGGGTTTGGTAGTCTTTGCTGTCTGGTTAACCTATAAAGACTAATGATTCATATTTGTTACATAAAAGCGGTTAATGTAAAACTTATGAGTCATTAAATATAACTTTTGTATAACTTAAAGCTCCAAAGGATCAAATCCAAGCTCTTGGCCCACGCGGTAACAGCGGGAGCGAAACTCCTTGCCATGGTGTAGCCATTTATCCCCTTTTCTGCGATAAAAGCTCATGTGAACACACTCATGGGCAAGGGTTCTGACAACTGTATCAAAGAACCCGCACCTGGCCGCTGAGATGGTAATGGTGTGTTCGTAATCCCCGCCAGTATCGTAGAGATAAGTACCCATCACCTCTGGATCATGGGTAATCTGAAAGTCGATTTCTTCTGGCAGAGGCATAGTCCAGTTGGCAAATGGCTTGCAACAGTAGAGCGTTGCATACAGATTTCGGACAATATCAGGCGTTAATGTCATTCCTCTAGTTTTGAACGCTTGTAATTCAAATAATCTCTACCCTCTTCTGGATTCCAGAATACTTTAATCATATCTGGATTGGTGTCAGGCAACTCAGGGTCAATGATGGTCAGCGCACAGGGCGCGATCATCTGGTCTCTAAAGCCTTTCTCCTGGGCAAAGCGATCCATCATCTTGTAAGAGCCAACTTGGATGGCATGGCAGATGCGGCCAGTGCCAGAATCCTTGATTACGCCATATCCTGAGACATGCTTATGGCCAGCGATTGAGATGTGGTCACGCGATCCGAGCTGTACTGCTTTCATTACGCCATGAGATGGGTTCCACTGGCTGTTGCCTGAGAAGTCATGTCGAGAGTTGACGATTACCTCGCGCCCATTGGGAAACACAAGGGCAAACCTAGCCTCACTGGCTGAGTGAATATAGGTCTGGCCTCGCGCAATCCAGTTCAATGGGTCACCAGCTCCACTCCATAGGTCATGATTACCACCAATCATTACGAGCCATGGGCAACGCTTAACAAACCACTCGGCCAACATCCATGCCTGTTTAGCGGTAGTGCCTTGCTGGGCGTAGAGCCTAGCCAGGCGCCCTACCCAGTTGTTTGTAGTATCGCCCACATTGGCCGCAAACATGGCCTCTGTGGTGCGGCAAATCTCGGTGTGGTCACGCAATGCAGCAAGGTCAGTACCATCGTCATCCACATGCGGATCGCCAAACCAGAATATTCCTACTGGCCCTTTGGTCTTAACCTTAATTTTGATGCAACGCCTAGCCTCGTTTGCCTGATACTTTTTCTCGTATTGCTTGATGCGATGCTCTACCAAATCCTCGACATCAATGTCCTCATCTGGTAAAACTTGGGTTTCAAGCATGGGGTGGATTGTGATGGTATTGGTCTCAGGAGTTAAGCCTTTGACATGGAGTGAGTTGCGATAGCGCTCTTGCTCGCTAATGTATCCTTTTTTTACCGCCTGGCTGAGTCGATTGCGAAAGGTGTTGATGTGTAAGCCGAGGGAGTTTGCGGCATCTTTAAGCTGGATATGTTTACGAAATGCGTTGACAACCTCAATACACTGCTCATCCGATATTGGATTCATTCCCATGGTGCGCCTTATGTTTGTCTATACATAAGTCATTGTTATACAATAAAAATGTGAAAATACAAAATACGCAAAAGGAGCTGTGTGAGTAAAACAAAAGAAGCAAGCTCAAAAACAATTCCAAATACAGGGTTAAATTTAGATTTTTCTAAAAGCCCAGCTGTCTATAAATTTCTAACATCTAACGCTTTTGTGCGTGGAATGATGGGGCCTGTGGGGTCTGGCAAGTCATACGCTTGCGCTGCTGAAGTAATGATACGAGCCGTACAGCAAAAGCCATCCCCTATCGATGGTGTCCGATATAGCCGTTTTGTCATTGTACGCAATAGCTATCCAGAATTAAAGACTACCACAATTAAGACCTGGCAAGACCTTTTTCCAGAGGCCACCTTTGGGCCAATGCTGTGGACTCCACCAATCACGCACCATATCAGGCTGCCCAGTAGGGATGGAGCTGCTGGCATTGATTGCGAAGTCATTTTTCTTGCCTTAGATCAACCAAAAGATGTGCGTAAGCTGTTGTCGCTTGAGCTTACTGGCGCATGGGTTAACGAGGCGCGTGAATTACCAAAGGCTGTAATCGATGGCCTTACACACCGCGTTGGCCGATACCCAACAAAGCGCGATGGTGGCCCAACATGGCATGGCATTTGGATGGACACCAACCCAATGGACGATGACCATTGGTGGCATCGCATGGCCGAGAAAGAAAAAATGACTGGGCCATACGCCTGGAAGTTTTTTAAACAACCTGGAGGCGTGGTTGAGGTTGGTAAAGATGATTTGCCAGAAAACCCAGAGGCCAACGATTGCATATTCTCAGCTGGAAAATGGTGGAAGTTAAACCCAGAGGCAGAAAATACACACAATTTGCCTGGCGGTTATTACCAACAAATGCTCCTGGGTAAAAATTTAGACTGGATTCGGTGCTATGCCGAGGGCAAATACACCTATGTGCAAGAAGGTAGACCAGTTTGGCCTGAGTACGATGACAACATTATGTCTGGCGAAGTAACTTATGACCTCAATGTACCAATTCAAGTTGGCCTTGACTTTGGTTTAACCCCAGCAGCTGTGGTTGGCCAGCGTTATCCCAATGGACGATGGGTCATTTTGGATGAGATTGTCACCTTTGACATGGGTCTTGAGCGATTTGGCACCATGTTGTTGGCAGACCTCAACGCGAAATACCCTAAAGCGCAAGTATTCCTGTGGGGCGATCCAGCTGGTATGGCCAGAGATGCGATTTATGAGGTAACCGCATTTGATTATTTGCGGACTCTTGGATTACGCGCCCAGCCAACCCCATCAAACGACTTTAAGGTACGCCGAGAGGCTGGTGCCGCGCCCATGCAGCGCCTGATTAACGGTAAGCCAGGGCTAATGGTGTCAACGAGCTGCAAGATGATTCGCAAATCTTTGTCTGGTGGCTACCACTTCAAGCGTGTGTCTGTCGGATCTGGGCAAGAACGGTTTAGAGATGCGCCAAATAAAAACGAACACTCACATGTGGGCGATGCTTTTGGTTATCTTTTGCTTGGCGGTGGCGAACACAAACGAATGACAAAGAATAATCTTAACACTGGTACAGTTGTTGTCCAAACTGTAGCCAATAATGAGTTTGATGTGTTTTCACACTGATATACAGTCTATTGCAAGTCACAAAATAACTAATACAATTGGTGGTATATGTTATTAAAGGAGGGCAATCATGCCATTTATTGCATTAGCCGTATTAGGAGCATCGTACTACACAGCACAACAACAACGCAGCGCGGCTAATCAGGCGCGTGAAGAGGCCAGCCGTCAAAATGCTATCGCCGCCCAACAAATGGACGCGCAAATCAAAGCTCAACAAGCCCAAGCTGATGTTGCTAGACAACGCTTGGCAACAGATATTGCTAAGAATGCTGAAGAGAAAGCACGCTTAGAGGCAGAGGCTAAATCAGCAGCAGATACATTAGACGCAGAACGCCGCAGACTTGGTGAACAAGAGGCAGCTCGCATGCAATCTTTACGCCGCGGCGGTGGCAGATCTCTGTTGTCAACATCAAGATTAAACCCAGAGCTTGGCCTTGGTGGTGATATGAGCATGCTAGGCGCTGGAACAGCGTATTAGGAGCTGACATGGCAAGACGATTATCTTATGCAGAAAAACAGCGGGTTGCTCGCCGTACAGCGGATATAACTCGTTTACAGTCTGAATATCAGCGCGCAGCCGAAGGGTATACAGCTGCCATTGGCCAGAAAGAGGCCGCGTTTAAAACTGAGATGGATAAATATACCGCGTTATATGAGCCATATCAGAAAAGAGCTACCGCATATCAGCAAAGATTAACGGATTACCAGGCAAAGTTAAAAGCCTATCAGGACGCTCCATTAAGAACCGTTGCAACAAATATTGAAAAAGGATCTGGGTGGGGCGCTGGGTATTATTTCAATAGGAATTATGTAGATTACGGTGGTAAAAATTATGGCCCAGGGCCAGCTCCAGGCGAGGCTGCCATCAATATTGGTCAGATGAATAGATTCCAATTGAAAGAAGGTTACGAATGGCAACCAACTTCTGGCAATGTTGGAATGATTGTCACTAAGGGCGTGAAAAATCCTGGTGCATTTACAGAGAAATTTGAAGAGCAAGCGCCTACAGCTCCAGCTGCAATTGATATTTCTGCTGAAAAAGCTGCTCTTGCTAGAGAAAAGGATTACACAGAGCGTGAAGTTGCCGAGAGAAACAAAGCTCGTTTACGCGCAGTACAGCGTGGCCAACAAAGACCAATGTTGTCTGCTGGCACATCCATTGCACAACAGGGGTAAACATGGAACCAAAGATGAAAAAGAAGGTTGCAAAAGTAATGCGCGAATATAAAGCTGGAAAGCTGCATTCTGGCAAAGGTGGCCCAGTTGTTAAATCACAAAAACAAGCTGTGGCCATTGCCATGAGCGAGGCTGGAGCATCCAAAAAATGAAAATAGAAATTGAAATCTCTAAAGAGCATGAAAAAGAAGAAGATATGCCAATGGGCAAACCAAAGCAATTAAGCGCTTTTCAAATGAAAGTAGCTAGAATGCTGGCCAAAAAAAATGGCAGATCTAAACCAAACGAAATGGATATTGAAAAAGCAAAATATCTTGAGGAAGAGGAATCTGATGACTAAAGAAGTTTGGGAAAAAGATCGTCCAAAGGAGTTGGGCAAATCAAAGTCATTGACAGCAATGCAAAAGAAAGCAGCTAAAGCAATGGCAAAGAAAGCTGGCCGCCCATATCCAAACCTGGTTGACAATATGCGAGCAGCCCAAAAATGAGCGATAAAAAAATTCGCGATCCAGAGGGCGGCTTAACAGCATATGGCCGAGAATACTTTAAACGCAAGGAAGGCGCAGATCTAAAGCCTGGCGTTAAGGGTGCCGCTGACACACCAGAAAAGATGCGCCGCAAAGGATCTTTTCTAACTCGTTTTTATACCAATCCATCTGGGCCGTTAAAAAAAGAAAACGGAGAACCAACTCGTTTGGCTCTTGCTGCTAAGGCATGGGGCGAACCAGTACCGACAACTTCTGCTGCAACAGCTCGACTTGCAGCCAAAGGCAGATCAATGCTTGAGCGTTACAAAATGCAGAAGGATTAATAATGGCCTGGCCAGTTGACCGCGAATCTCAAGGTACAGATTGTCAAAATTTCTCTCCAGCCTGGATAGATAAAGACAACCAATCTTATTTAACAAGCTCAGACAAACCGTTTCCAATTGCTGATGTAAACCATCTTAGATTGCATGAGGGCAGAGCGTTTTACGCATATTTTTTAAACGGTGATGCAAATCAATTGGCTGACGATGCGTCTATTGATATTGCTATTGCTTGGGCTACAGGCAAATATCCACATTTAGTGTTTGATGTTAAATGTGGTGGCGATGCAGAATTTACTATTTATGAAAATGCAACCGTAACTGGTGGCACATCATTTACAGCCATCAACCGATACAGACCATCGGCAAACACAAGTTCAAGCGCAATATTAATTAATCCAACAGTTACCACTACTGGAACGCCAATAACTGGTGAATTTCTCTCTGGAGGGTCTGGTGGTCAGGCAACAGGATCTTCTGCGTTTTCGTTTCAGTATGTTTTATCGCCTTTAACTACTTATTTATTTAGATTAACAAACAGAAGCGGTCAGGCACATATGGCCCATGTAATGATTGAATGGTACGAATAGGAAAAATTATGGATCAAATGTACGAAATGAAAGAAGGCAAAAAGCAAAAATATCAAGGCAACCGTTTAAAGGTTGAGGATATTATCAAGCGTGCCGAAGTGGCGCAGCGCAAGAAAGACGAGTTTGAGTCTTTATATCGCGATGCCTATGAGTTTGCTTTGCCACAACGCCAACTATATGGCTATTGGGAAGGCCAATCTCAGGGTGCTAAAAAGATGTCAAGAGTATTTGACTCTACAGCAATTAATTCTACTCAGCGCTTTGCCAATCGTTTGCAGTCTGGGATATTCCCGCCACAGCGCAAATGGTGTCGTTTAGAGCCTGGCCCAGATATTCCAAAAGAGCGCAGAGAGCAAGCCCAGCTTGTGCTTGATATGTACTTGGAAAAGATGTTTACCGTTATTAAGCAGTCTAATTTTGACATTGCAGTCGGTGAATTTTTGCTTGATCTTGCAGTTGGTACTGCTGGGATGTTAATTTTGGCTGGCGATGATGTCCAGCCAATCAACTTTATTCCTGTACCAATGTTTTTGATTTCGTATGAAGAAGGCGCAAACGGTCAGGTTGACAAGATATATCGCCGTATGCGTATGAAAGCAGAGGCCGTCAAACAACAATGGAAAGATGCAGAATTTTCTACCGTTGTGCAGCAGCGCATTGAGGCAAAGCCAACCGATGAGATTGAGCTTTTAGAGGCCACAGTTTATGACACAGATCGCGGTGACTGGTGCTACCATGTGATTGATAAAGTCTCCAAAGAGGAGATTGTTTATCGCCGTATGAACAGCTCTCCATGGGTAATATCGCGTTATTCTAAGATTGCTGGCGAGATCTATGGACGCGGCCCATTGCTGACCGCATTGCCAGACATTAAGACTTTAAACAAGACGCTTGAGCTTGTTCTTAAAAACGCGTCATTGGCTATCTCTGGTGTATATACAGCAGCTGATGATGGCGTACTGAATCCCCAGACGGTCAAATTAGTACCAGGTGCGATTATTCCAGTAGCGCGCAATGGAGGCCCACAAGGCGAATCGCTAAAGCCGTTGGCTCGTTCTGGGGATTTCAATGTATCTCAGATTGTTATCCAGGACTTGCGTGCCAATATTAAGCGCACATTGCTAGATGAGAGCTTGCCTCCTGACAACATGTCTGCTCGTTCTGCAACAGAAGTTGTCGAGCGCATGAAGGAATTGGCTCAAAACCTTGGATCTGCATTTGGCCGCTTGATTAATGAGACCATGGTTCCATTGGTTGCTCGTATTTTGAGCGTTATGGATGAGCGCGGTTTGATTGATCTACCACTCCAGGTTAATGGGCTTGAGGTCAAGGTTGCGCCAGTTGCTCCATTGGCCATGGCGCAAAACATGGAAGAGATCAATAACATCATGCAGTTTATGCAGATTACTCAAACCCTTGGCGCAGAAGGCTTGCTTGCGGTTAAGACTGGGGATTTAATTGATCTGTTAGGAGACAAGCTGGGCGTGCCAAGTGCAATACGCAATACCGCTGCCGAGCGTGGTTTCTTAATGGAGCAGCAGAAACAGCTGCAACAGCAAGAGCAAATGATGTTGTCAATGGCTGGGCAAACTGAGGCAGTAATGCAAAATCAGCAAATTGGTGCTGAGGCGGGTATGGTTTAATGAGCTGTCTACCATGTGCAGTTGACCCAGTAATTGGGCATCATTTTGCAGCTGGTATATACGCCAAAGAATCCAAAATACCAGCGGGGTATGTTGTCAGTAAACATACCCATAATTACTCTCATTTATCCATTCTTGCGTCTGGCAAAGCGTTATTAACAATTGATGGCCAAATAAAGGAATATACTGGCCCAGCTTGCATTGAGATCAAGGCAAACTCGTCTCATAAAATTGATGCAATCACAGATGTGATTTGGTATTGCTTACATGTAACAAACGAAACAGACCCAGAAAAGGTTGACGAGATTCTAATAACTAAGGAGAAATAATGGCTGGTTGGGATGATATTGAGGCCATGCAACAAACACTGGAGCCGCAAAAAGGTAGCGATCAAGATAAGCTGTGTCTGCGTGTGTTTGGCACAGAGGATGGGCAACGGTTACTCAAATGGATGCGCGAGCAAACGATTGAGCAACCTTGTTGGGGGCCAGGCTCGGATCCGAGCTATGGCTATTTTTTAGAGGGTAGATGCTCTCTTGTTAAAGAGATCGAAGCCCGAATTAATAGAGCAAGGAATCTATGAGCGACAACAACGAAGCAGCAAATGTCGAGCCCAGCGAATCAGTTGGCTTACTTGACGGTGTGCAAGCACAAGATGATAGCCAAGTCGATTCTCAAGCTCCAGAAAAAACCGAAATTGAACACCGCGCAGCTGAATCAATACCTGAAGATGAGGCAATTGATAAGCCAGACTGGTGGCCAGAAAACTTTTGGGATAAGGATAAAAACGAACCTGACCTAGAGGGCATGGCTAAAAGCTGGAAAGACATGCGTAAAATCGTATCAAAAGGAGCCCACAAGGCACCTCCAGAGGGTAAATACGATTTGTCTGCGTTTGGTGAAAAAGCAGAAGAACTGCCAATGGTTCCAGTATTTAAAGACTGGGCAGCAAAAAATGGTGTCAGCCAGGCAGCATTTGACGAACTAGCTGGCACGCTAACCAATATGGCCATGGACGCAATGGGCAACCAGCCTGAGATAGACGCTGCCGCAGAGCGTAAAGCTCTTGGCCCCAATGCCGATGCTCAAATTAACGGTATGGTTAATTGGGCTAGAGGTTTGGTTAACAAAGGCGTGTGGTCACCAGAGGACTTTGAAGAGTTTAAAATTATGGGCGGTACAGCTCGTGGTTTAAAAGCTCTACAAAAGATTCGGTCTGCTTATGAGGGCAACATTCCAATTGAATCAACGCCTATTGATGGAATGCCAACTGACCTAGAGTTGCAGCAAATGGTTGGTGATCCAAAATACAAAACAGACCCAGCGTATCGTCAAAAAGTTGAGCGCTTGTTTAATCAACGATACAGCTAACAGATTAGTGATCTCCTCACCAACTACTAGGTGAGTTTACAGACCCGCCAAGCGCGGGTCTTTTTTTTGACAACCCATTTGCATTTTGTACAAAACACAATACAATAAGTGACAAGGCATATCACTTTTGTTTGGTGACCCTTTAATAGTAGTGACAACTACTGGCTGACAACCTACTGTAAGCAAAGGCCCTCATCCGAGGCTCACCGACAGCGAATATTAATTTTTTTAACTTTTTCGAAAGGAAGCAAAATGGCTATTAATTTATCTACTGCCTTTGTAACCCTATTCGATGCGGAAGTTAAACAGGCATATCAGGGTTCTGCCCAGTTACGCCCCGCTGTCCGCGTTCGTTCGGGTGTAGAAGGTTCTACTTATAAGTTCCCAAAAATTGGTAAGGGTGTTGCACAAGTTCGCATTCCCCAGTCCGATGTAACCCCACTCAATGTAACCTATGGTCAAGTTACTGCAACCCTCAGCGACTACATCGCTGCTGAGTACAGTGACATCTTTATGCAAGCCAAGGTTAACTTTGATGAGCGTGCTGAGTTGGTTAAAGTTGTTGCCAACGCTATCGGCCGCCGCCAAGACCAGTTGATTCTTGACGCTCTAAACGCATCTAGCACAAGCAATACAGTTGCCGCGTCTGTTGGTGGTGCAAATACCAACATGAATTTGGACAAGTTGATTGCAGCTAAGAAGGCCTTGGACGCGGGCAATGTGCCAGCTGACAACCGCCACATCATCATCCACGCTAACAACTTGGCTGGTATGCTTGGCGAAACCAAGGTTACCTCGTCTGATTTCAATACCGTTAAGGCATTGGTACAAGGCGAAATCAACACATTCTTGGGATTCACTTTCCATGTGTTGGGTGACCGTAGCGAAGGTGGCTTGCCACTCTCCTCTGGCGATCGTACCGCCTATGCGTTCCACCGCGATGCAGTTGGAATGGCCGAAGGTATTGCACCTAAGACCGAAATCAACTACATCCCTGAGAAAACTTCTTTCTTGGTGGCCTCTATGTTCTCAGCTGGTGCAGTTGCAATTGATGACGAAGGTATCGTCAAAATCACTTGCGATGAAAACGGCGCTTAATTAAAGGAGAAATAAAATGGCATTTTCCGCAACTGGTTTTGTAACCGTATGTGCTGCTAAGAGTGGTCAAGCTCCTAGCATTTATGCATACAAAACGACTGATACGATTGCTGATGTAAATACCAGTGGTTATTTCAATAGCCTAGCTAACACTCTCAGTGTTGGCGATTTGGTTTATTGCGTAACTTCTACTGGTGGTACCGCAGTTGCAACTCTCGTTTATGTTTTAAGCAACGCCTCTGGTGTTGTCGATGTGAACGATGGTACAACGCTGGCTAATACTGACGGCGATTAAGCAATGTAGTAAACAAGGGGCTGCTACTGGGAATTCTCGGTGGTAGCCCTTTCTTACATAAGGGGTTAGTATGGCAGCTGGTGATACCGCAGTATCAATTTGTTCTGATGCTTTAATTTTATTGGGCGCGAAGCCCATTTCGTCATTTAATGACGGCACAGACGAGGCCAACTCTTGTGATCGTTTATACCCAGATGTACGCGATAGTTTATTAATGATGTACCCATGGAGCTTTGCCTACAAGAAAGTTAAACTTGCTCGTTTAGTGACAACTCCAACAAATGAATGGAAATACCAATATCAATTGCCAGGCGATCGTATTGGCAATCCCAGAGCTTTATTTGAAACAAATAATTTGTATGCGCGCCCAGTAAAAGAATGGGAAATTGAAGGCGATAAAATCAATACAAATTACGAAGAAGTTTATATTGATTACCCATATCAAACACCAGAATTTGCAATGCCTCATTATTTTATTCAACTGCTTAAATATATGATGGCTTGGCATCTTGCTTATCCAATTACAGAGCAAGAAACAAAAACACAATATTGGCAAAATGTAGCAATTGGCGGCCCATCTGAAAACAACCGCGGCGGCTATTTTAGAGTTGCCACAAACATTGACGGCCAAGGGCAGCCACCTCAAGTTATTGAGGATTACGCTTTAGTAGCAGCGAGGTTTTAATGCCACGCTTTATTGACTTTCAGACTAACTTTTCTACTGGTGAGCTTGATCCATTGCTCCGCGCCAGAGTTGATTTAAATCAATATGGAAACGCGTTAGCTAAAGCAACCAATGTAATTATCCAGCCACAGGGCGGTCTGCGCCGCAGATTTGGTAGCAAGCATATTCTTGAGTTGCCAAATTCCAGCACCCCAAGCGTTGCCAACGGCGTGCGCCTGGTGCCATTTCAGTTTTCTGTTGATGACAGCTATATGCTTTGCTTTGTTGCTGGCCGCATGTATGTAATTAAAGACGGTGCAACAATTGCAAATATCAATGGATCTGGCAATAACTATTTGACCGTTTCAGCAATTACTGGCGCTATGCTGCCCAATATCTGCTGGACTCAATCTGCCGATACGCTGATTATTGTTCACCCCGATTTGCAGCCAATTAAGATTGTTCGCGGTGCAACAGACGCAACATGGACAGTTACCACAATTACATTTGATGCAATTCCAAATTATGCGTTTACATTAAGCGTAACCAATCCAGCTGGTACATTAACGCCAGACAGGGTTAGTGGTAATGTCAGACTAACGGCATCGTCTAGCGTCTTTACAGCTGCCAGCGTTGGCCAGTATGTTAATGCATCCCCACAGGGTAGAGCAAAGATTGTGGCCTATATTAGCGGCACTGTAGTTGACGCTGTTACTGAATATCCATTTTTTAACACTAGCGCAATTGCAAACGGATCTTGGGATTATGAGTCTGGATATGAGCCAGTGTGGAGTTCAACAAAAGGATGGCCGCGTACCGTAACATTCCATGAAGGCCGTCTGTTTTTTGGTGGATCAAAGTCGCGCCCATCTACAATCTGGGGGTCTAGGGTTGGAATCTTCTTTGACTTCCAGGCCACAGAATCTTTGGACGATGACGCAATTGAGGCAACGCTTGACACCAACCAGTTAAACACAATTGTTGACATGGTTAGTTCGCGAGATCTGCAAGTGTTCTCAACTGGTGGTGAGTTTTATGTGCCACAAACAGGAACAGATCCAATTACGCCAGCCACGCTTATTTTTAAAGCTATTAGCCGTAACGGCATGAAACCTGGCACCAGGGTTGAATCATTAGAAACTGGCACGCTATTTGTGCAGCGCCAGGGAAAAGCTCTTAATGAGTTCTTGTTCTCAGACGCTCAATTAACTTATGTTACCCAGCGTATTTCTTTGCTTGCTGGCCATTTATTAAAAGGGCCAACACGCATGGCATTGCGCCGATCTACAGAAACTGACGAAGGAGATTTGCTATTAATTGTCAATTCTACAGATGGAACAATTGCATGCTTTTCAATTTTGCGTTCACAGCAAGTTGTAGCGCCGTCAGAATTTACAACCGATGGATTATATTTAGATGTTGGCTGTGATGTCACTGATATTTATGCTGTTGTCAGACGAACATTTAACGGCACAACTCGGTACTTTTTAGAATTGTTTGGGCGTGATTATTTTACAGATTGCGCTTTTGTTGGTGGAGCTGCGGCATCTGCCAGCAGTCTGCCACACATTGGCAAATCATTAAATGTAATTACAGATGGTGTGCCACAGTCTAATGAGACTGTTTCTGGCGGCGGCTCTGTTACATTTGATCGAGCATCAACAACTAAATATGAGGTTGGTTTACCGTTTACACCATATGTAAAAACAATGCCAGTTGAGGTTAAATTGCAATCTGGCGCAAGAATTGCATTCAAAAAACGCGTTGTTCAAGTTAACGCTATTGTTAACAATACGCAACATTTAAGTATTAATAATCAACCAGTGCCATTCCAAAACTTTGACAATCCATTGCTTGATAGGCCAATTGCTGAGTTTACTGGCGTTAAGCGTTTAGACGGCGTGCGCGGATATACAAGAGATGCATCAATTGAAGTTACGCAAACATTGCCGCTAAAGATGACATTGCTTGGAATTGAATTTAAAGTTGCAATTAATCAGGGAACATAATTATGGCATCCAGGGAAAACGCAGTTAACGCGCCACAGCCAACACAGTCTGGATCATCAATGATTAGTGCTGGCGCTCTGGCTGGCGCTGGCTTATTCGCATCGATTGGATCTGCATACGCATCCAAGGCACAAGGTTATTTGCAGCAAGCTGGTTACGCAGCACAAGCTACAGAAAATTTAAGACTTGCTGGGTTGCGCGCTGATAAAGCTGTTGAGTATGCTGAATTAAATTACGAGCGCAAAATATTCCAAACAGAGCTAGAGGCCATTAATTACAAAATCCAAGCAAACACATTGTTGCGCTCTTTGTCTAAGGCAAACGCAACAGCAAGGGCAAGAGCAGCTGCAAATGGAGTAAGTGGTGGATCATCATTTAATATCCAAGCAACCAATGTGCGTAATGTGTATCAGGATGTTGGCATTGTAGATTTGAACGCTATGGTGGCTCGCGTCTTTGGTATGGAAGATGCAACCAATATTCTTAAAGCTGGATACGATCAATCAAACTATGAACGCGAAGCGTCAATAGCTAACGCTAGATCTTTGCTAACTACTGGAAGATACGCAGCTCAGTCTGGTGGAATTTTGGCCACAGCACAACTTATTGAAGGCGGCATTGGGTTTGCTAAAGCATTCCCAACTTCTGGCGTTATCCAAAAAACCAAAGACATATTCTCATAATAAGGTTAGATCATGGCTGAATTAATTAGAACAGAAACTGGCAGAGTTGGAGTTGGCGGTGCGCCAAGCGCAGCAACGCCTAATGTTGTCTTTCCACAAATAACACCAGAAATTGCTTTAGTTGCCCAAGCAAAGTACCAAGGTACTGTTGCTCAAAAACTTGATCGCATGAGCGCATTGATTTTTAGAGAGGGCGAGCAAATAAGCGCCAGAGCTGGTTTGCAGTTTGCAGCAGAAAACCCATTGACAAAAGAGCAGTTAGAGGCAATGGCAAAAGGCGATATGAGTACAGTATCACTCGGATCGCCAATAAATGTTTTTGATTCTGCTGTACGAAAAGTAAGAGCATTTGAGTTGTCAGCCCATGCAGAAGTAGAGGCCAGCACACAATTATTAGACATTTATAAAAAAGCAGAAAGCGGCGAGCTTGATTTTGAAGCTGTGCGCTCAAAAGTTAAATCGCTTACAGATGGCATTGGTTCTGCATTAGCCCAAGTTGATCCAGAAAGCTCGTTTAAATATAGAGCGTCTGTGGCCACTATGGGAAACAAGGTTATTGACGAAACAGCAAAACTTGAAGGCAAAAGAAGAATTGCTGCAAACGCATATAAACTAAACATTCTTAAAGACAACACTTTAAAAATGATTGAGTTGGTCATGTCTGGCGATGATCCAATTGACCCGACAAATAATTTGCCAATTCCAAAAGATTACCGCATCAATAAGTTTTTTGAAAGTTTTGCTCAGTCTGCAAATTCATTAGTTGGCGTACAAGGCGCAACGGCAGCCACAACAGAAATGATTAAAAACATTACAGACACAAAAGCAAATGTAATGGCTCAATACTTTTTGTCTGATGAGTTTGGGCAAAACATAACAGAAAAACTTGGAAAGCTAAAAGCAAACAACGGTGGCAAGTTTACAGAAATGTGGGAGATTGCACCGCTGCCATTTAGAAACCAGGTATTTGACCAAATGAAGTCTTATAGCGACAACATTAAGAAAGGCATAGACGCAGAGTTTACGCAAGCAGAATTAAATGCTTTGCCAATCATTCGCGAGATAATGACAACTGCCGATCCTGGTAGATCAAATGAGTTATTTGGCAAGTTAAAAAACATGCCTATTGACCCAGCAAAATTAAGGTCAATTAAAGAATTTATTATTAGTGATGCAGCTGGAGCATCTACAGACGATACGATGACTTTGTATACGCTGACATCAAAATCAGCAAGAGGTCAATTGACTGTAGAAGAGCTATTAAAAAACAGAGGCAAGCTAACCAAAGGCACAATCAAAGCATTGGCCATGGATATTGCAAAACCAAATGATGATATTGAATATGGCGAAAAACAGATTAATCTAGCCGTTGGCATTCAACAGGCTAACTTACCGCCAGAACTGCCAACTGCCGAGGCAAGGTCAGCTGCCGTCATGGCCAGAAATAAAGCAGCAATGGATTTAAGATTGTTTGCTGCAACGCCAAATGATAAAGGCGTTTTCCCAACAGCTGCTGAAATACGAGCAAAAGGCTCCGAGCTGTCCAAAGGGTTGTCAAAAGACATGGCTCCAATATTTACCAGGATGTCTAATACAAACCAGAACACTGCCGTTATGCTTGTGCCAGAACTTACTGGGGTTGATTTAAATAATGTGGCAGCAACAGAGCAAGCATTAAAAACAGCATCTGCCAATCCAAAGCGTAAGCCGCAAGATATTGCAGCAGCAAAAAATGCAATTAATGAATATCGTGCAAACCAACAAAAAGCAAAAGCTGGAGAGTGATAAATGTTTAAATACAATACCGTTGACGATATTTATTTGCATGATGATTTATTAAGCGATCCAGCCATTAAACAAGGAATGGTTGAAAGAGCGCAAGCTGGCGATGACAACTTTGTTGTAACAGAAGATGACAATGGTGTGCTTGGCGCATACGCAAAAACAAGCAATGGATCTTTAATGCCAATTGGCCAAACAGAAGAAATAACAGAGCCAACATTGCTTGCCTCTGGGCCAGTAACATCCGATGTGCCACAAACTGGAATCAGGGTTGGTAGAGCTGGAATTACTAAAGAGCAATCTGCTAAGGCTGGTGGATTAGATAGGCCAGCAGTTGCTTTATTGGATATGCTTGCTGGCGCTTTAAGGGGCGCGACAGGGGCCGCAATTGGTTTGCCTGGAGATATACGCTCAATAGTTGACATGATTAACCAAGAGGGCGCTGACGCCGTTTTAGGCAAGCGCGTATTCCCAACATCTGAAGAAGTTTTGCAAAGCAAGGCCATGCCACCAGTTGTTCCAGCTGGCGCACCAAATGCACAAGAGCGTCAAAAAACAGCTGATGTTGCTCAAAGCATTGGCCAGTTTTTACCAGCCCCAGGATTATTGGACGCACCAAAAGTAATTAAGGGAGCCGTACAGGCCACCAAGGGTATGCCAATTGGTTTAAGCATTCAACCAGTTGGTGATCTTGGAGATGCTTTATTAATGCCAGTAAAAGTTGGAGATAAAGAATTAAAAATACCTGGCGATAAAGCAGCCGTACTGCAAAAAGCAATTAAAAACCTGACTCCCGAAGAGCAAGGAAAGTTACGCACAGATACAGCTATCAAAATGGTAGACATACTGACAACACTACCAACTACAAAAGAATTTGCAGCTGCGGCAGTTGGCGGCATTGCCAAGAAGGGTTGGTACGAAGGATCTGCAAAAGCGATCATTGAGGTGTTTGGACAAGACGCGCCAAGGTTTGCAGCATTGCTTTCTGCCACCAGTCCACAAACAAGCGTTGAGTCAAACCTATATAACGCATTGCAAATATGGAAAAACTGGACAGCTGCTGGACGGCCACAAGATAGAGAGTCAATTATTGCGGTCATGGGTCAAAGTGTTCAGGGCAGCAAAGGCGAAGAGTCTGTACTTGACGCATGGAAAAATAACTCTGTTAGAGCGCTTACTTCCGAGGATCCATCAACCCTAGTATTGTCTGGCCCTAAAGTTGATTCATTTATGAAAAACCTACAGGGTAATGTTGAGCAAGTTACCAATGATGCATGGATGGCATCATTCTCTTTAGTAGATCAAACAATATTTAGCGGCAGCTTAACCAAGACAGACGCTGGCAAAGGGCCAGGCTATTTGGCAATGAACGCCAGGGTAAGGGATACCGCTGCATACCTGACAAAGTTAACTGGCGAAACCTGGACTCCAGCAGAGGTTCAAGAAACCATTTGGTCGTGGGCTAAGACATTATACGAAAAGGCCAGCGATGCTAATGAAACCAGGTCTGCGTTACAATTAATTAAAGAGAATGCAATTACCGATGATTTGATAGCATCAACCCCTGACTTTAGGACACTATTTTATGATGAAAGATATGCCCCAATCCTCGAACAAGCTGGATACAAAGACCAGCTCGATAGACTCCGTACAGCTACTGCAACAGATAATGCTGGGCCAGGAGTCCAAAAACCCAGATCTAGCAGCGAAGCAAGCAAGGCTCTTGGAAGTTCTCAAAGCAAACTCCTCGAATCAAATGCCAAGCGCTTAGACAAACTAAGACTTAGCCGACAACAAGCATCGGCAGAAAAGGCCTTAAACAAACAGCCAACTGAGGGAGCAGAATAATGGCGATCGAACCAATTAGCCAACGATTAAATAGTATTCTGCCAGATGTTGAGCAGCCCAATGTTGATATTACAAATGTCTTTAATACGGCCGCCGATCAGGAGCCATTGCCAGAACCAGTACAAGTTGCTAGTTTGCTTGGCACCGCTGGCCAGATTATTAAAAAAACATTTAAGAAAACAGAAGAGCTTGCAAAAGAAGTTGACACAAAGGTAGCAGAAAAAGCTAGGGAAGAGGTTGTCAAGTCTGCCACAAAAACAGAAACAATTAAACAACCTGGTGTATTTCAGCAGACCAAAAAAAGAGATCAAAAAAAAGAGATACTTGAGCCAGCTCCTGTTGAGCCAGCCCCAGTTACAGAAGCGCCAATTACCGTTAAAGCAGATGGCGATTTAGGCGCTCCAGCCACCGTTATGCCAGACAATAGCCTGGTTATTAAAACGGCAACAATGGACGAAGTAGATACTTTTATTAATGGCAAAGAAGTGCCAGCCGTTGGCATTGATTTTAACTTTAACTATATTCAAGATTCTACTGACATTGATCGGGCAATCGATCAAGTTAGCAGAATGTACGCATCTGAAATTGATGTTGCAAAACGCGGCGTTCTGTCAGACGATGTTGTCAATGATCTGGCCACAAGAATTAATATTCTGCCAGAAATACTACAGGCAAATGTAGGTCAAACATTTAATGCAGAACAGCTTGTTGCAGCGCGTCATTTGCTGGTTAAGTCATCAAAGCGTTTAGACGATTTGGCAAACCAAATTAAAAACCTTGGGCCAAACAAAGAGGATGACGCTTTATTGCTTGAGTTCAGAAACCATCTGTCCACCCACTCAGCAATTCAGATGAAGTTAAAAGCAGCTCAAACCGAGGCGGCCAGGGCGCTGCGCTCGTTTAGGCTGCCAGTTGATGGTACGGTTGGGGTTAGCGATCCAACAGCAATAACAACCCTATTAAACGAAAGTGGCGGCAGAGCAACACTAAAGCAGCTGGCCATGGCGTATGAAAAACTTAGCATTGAAGAAAAAGGCCGCTTTGTGCAGATGGCTGGCAGCACCACAGAAAACCTTAAAGACATCTGGAAAGAGATGTATGTCTCATCGATTATGTATAGCCCAGCCACTATTGAGCGAAACCTATACGCCAATATGATTATGTCCATTGGCAGATCTTTGGACACAACATTTGGGGCAACCATTGGCAAAGCGATAGACATCCCAGTAACAAAAATGTTTGGCTCACAATCGTCTGACAAGCTGTATATAAGCGAGGCCGTCATAGAGATGGCCAACTTCTTTTATGCCCTCCCAAACGGCTTAAAATCGGGTTTAAAGGCGTTTGTTGAGGATGCCCCAGTATATGCTGGCAAAGACATTGATAAAACGCCTACACCAGCGTTATCGTCTCGCCTGTTTCAAAACCCAGAAAGCCCTGTAGCCCAGGCGGTTGACTACATTGGAAAGGCTATACGCCTACCGTTTAGGGCAATGATGGCTGGTGACGAGGTAAGCAAGGCTGTTGTCGCTCAAATGGAAACCCGCCGACTGGCAGCTCGCCAGGCGCTTATGGCCATTGAGAATGGGGTGGATGAGAAAACTGCCATCGATGGCATGGTTATGCAAATCATTAACCCAGACCAGGCAATTTTGAAAAAGGTTGATGACGCTGTTAAAAACGCCACATTGCAATCTGACATGGGCAGCTTTGGTAACTTTGCGCTAGAGGCCAGAAATAAATTAAACGATGTTTTGCCTGTTGGAACTGTTTTAATTCCATTCGTTAAAACCATCGTTAATATGGAAGTCGAGTTATTTAAGAGAACTCCATTTGCCCCATTAATGAAAGATGTCAGGGATGAACTGGCAGCTGGCGGTGCGCGCCGTCAGATGGCCATGGGTAAAATAGCAATGGGCTCATCGTTTATGGGCTTGATGTACAACATGGCGCTTGATGGCACGATTAGCGGTGCTGGCCCAACCGATCCAAAGCGCAGAGAGTTTTTAAGAGAAACAACTGGCTGGCAGCCTTTCTCTATAAAGGTTGGTGACAAGCGAATCAGTTATGCTGGACTAGAGCCATTTGGTGGTTTGATTGCAATGGCCGCAACCCTTGCTGAGATTGGCTCTGTCTATGGAAAAGAAGAGGACAGCGAGTGGACAGATCTGCTGCTTTATTCTGCACTGTTGCCATTTAAGTACATTAGCGAACTACCATTTATGTCTGGCATGTCTAACTTTGTCAGCCTTATTGAAGAAATTAAACGAGACCCAACTGGCGAAAGAGCGTCAGCGTCTGCTAATAAATTTTTTGGTGGTATATCCCAGAACTTCCCAGGCGGTGTGATCCCAATCCCAACGCCAGCTGGTTCTTTGATTCGTCAAATTGAAACAACCCTTGATCCCACCAAGAGGAATGTAACCCCAGACCCAGGGCTGCCACATGGCCACAGAGAGTTTGACTTTATGTTCAGAAACTGGTTGTCAAAAACACCAATCCTTAGCGAGTCACAAGCCCCAACGCGAAACATATGGGGTGAAGAGGTTCAAGTTGGGGAAATTGGGCCATTGTATTGGGTGGCACCTTTCTACCGCAAAGAGGACGATCTTGACAACATAGAAAAGACTTTGCTTGATATTTCAAAGGCAACTGGTAAAAATGCTTTAAATAAACCAGACCGAGTTGTTAACAACATTAAGCTAAACGATGCTGAGTATTCGGATCTATTGGACATCATGAATAAGGTCACGATCAATGGCAAAACATTTAAGCTGGAAGTGGCATCTGTTTTAACCGATATTGACAACGCAGCCCAAATGCAACGCATGGCTTATGCTGGGGTGTTGTCAGATTTAAGCAGAACCATGTCTGACTTTAAAACCGCCGCTTACAAATCTGATGCTTTTAGGATGAAATACCCAGAAGTATCAAATCAGATCATCTTGAATGAAGAGCTGGCAAAGAGCAATTACCTCAAGAAACCTAGAGAAATTGTGGAATAAATAATACAATACCCAAAAGGAGCTTATGAATCATGGCCGATTACGCAATATCTAATGTACCACGAAGAGTTGTCTACACCAACACTGGTGTCGGGCCGTATGCTTTCACCTTTGAAATATTAACTTCAAGCGATATTGCTGTATATCGAGGCAGCACACTGCTTACCCTGACAACAGATTATTCTGTAACTATTAATGCTAATGGTACAGGATCTGTCACCCTTGTAACTGCTGGCACTGGAAACATTACAATCGTTGGCGCAAAAACTATACAGCGCATTACTGACTTTACCACTGGTGGAGACTTCTTTGCCAATACATTAAATGATGAATTGGATGCTCAAACAATCTTTATTCAGCAAGTAGCAGAAACAGCAGAGCGCGGTCTTAAAGCTCCAGTAGTTGACCCAACTGACATTAACATGACATTACCAGCCAAAGCATCTCGCGCTGGAAAAGTGTTGTCATTTGATGCGACAACTGGAGATCCAATTGCATCGTTTGCTGCTGGCGATATTTCTAATGCTCAAACATATGCTACTAATGCTGCCGCGTCTGCATCTGCTGCCGCATCAAGCGCAAGCTCTGCAAGTTCGTCTGCTAGTGCTGCATCATCAAGCGCATCGTCAGCATCATCGTCTGCATCGACTGCATCAACCCAAGCAACTAACGCAAGCAATTCGGCTAGTTCAGCATCGACTAGCGCAAGCAACGCGTCCAGTTCTGCTAGTTCTGCCAGCACTTCTGCAAGCAACGCAGCCACAAGCGCGACTAATGCATCTAATAGCGCAAGCTCCGCAAGCACAAGCGCTACTAATGCGGCGGCATCTGCGGTTTCTGCTGGCAATGCCCAGACCGCAGCAGAGGCAGCTCGTGATGCAACGCTAACAGCATACGATAATTTTGATGATAGGTATCTTGGTAGCAAGACTAGCGATCCAACATTGGATAATGATGGCAATGCTCTAGTAGCTGGATCCTTGTACTTTAATTCTGTATCTGGTGCAATGAAGGTGTACACAGGATCTGTATGGGTAGCTGCCTATGTTTCTGGTACAGATTACTTAGCTAAAGCAAACAATTTATCTGACTTAACCAACACATCTACAGCTCGCACCAATCTTGGTGTTGCAATTGGCACGAATGTCCAAGCCTATGACGCAGAGTTGCAAGCCATTTCTGGATTAAGCACTAATGGTTTTGTTGCAAGGACAAGCAGCTCGACTGCTGCGGCAAGGACTATTATTGGCACAACAAATGTCATCACAGTTACCAATGGTGATGGTGTCAGTGGAGATCCAACGCTAACTGTTGGTAACTTAGTTGCACGCACCGACACAAACCAGTCTTTTTCTGTAGCGCAGCGTGGCACGATTACAGCCTTGACTGATGGCGCGACTATCACGCCAAACATGAATAACGCAAACAACTTCTCTGTAACTTTGGGTGGCAATCGCACCCTGGCTAACCCAACCAATCTCACCGCTGGTCAGTCAGGTGTGATTGTAATTACTCAAGATGGTACTGGTAGCCGCACTTTATCCTATGGATCAAACTTTAAGTTTCCTGGTGGTACAGCTCCAACTCTGACAACTACTGCTAATGCGGTTGATGTATTAGCCTACTATGTAGAATCAGCCAGCCGCATCACAGCTCGTTTAATTGCGGATGTGAAATAAATGCTTAGTCATAATCTACTGCTGACTGGGGATGATGCTTATACGATCAGCCGATCCTTGCGCTTTCGGTCTAGTGCTTCTGCTTATTTAAACAGGACATTTACAACCCCTACAGATACTAAAAAATTTACTTGGTCTGGTTGGGTAAAAAGAGGAAACATTGGCGGAGCAACAAACTATATTTTTAGCGCAACTCCAGATTCATATACAACATTTGTAAATTTTGGATTTGTGAACGGCTCTGCTGGCTCTGTGGATTATTTAACATTTGACCAATATTCAGGCGGATATCAAGTAAGAGCAACCACAAATGCAATTTATCGTGACCCTTCTGCTTGGTATCACATTGTTTTGGTCTGGGATAGCGCAAACGCTACATCAACAGATAGAACGCAGATTTGGGTAAACGGTGTTAGGGCTACAGTAACTTATCATTTTGGCCCTATTTCTCAAAACGCATCATCTATTTTGAATGCAAATGGTTCTGTCAATTATATCAGCAGATTGACATCAAACTATTTTGACGGCTACCTAGCAGAAGTAAACTTCATTGATGGTCAAGCCCTGACCCCATCCTCATTCGGTGAGACTGATGCTCAGACTGGAGTATGGAAACCTAAGAAGTATTCTGGCGCCTATGGCACTAACGGTTTCTACCTAAACTTCTCTGACAACAGCAACAACACAGCGGCCACTATTGGCAAGGACTACTCAGGCAACGGCAACAACTGGACTCCGAATAACATATCTGTTACTAGCGGATCGACCTATGACAGCATGACAGATGTGCCGACTCTGACAAGTGAGAGTGCGGCGAATTATGCTGTTGTAAACCCATTAAAAAATGGTGGTTTGTCAATTACTAATGCAAATTTAAGAATTGCTCAAGCAAGTGCATCATGGGTTAATTCAAGAGCAACTGTTCAGCCGCCAATAGGCGGTAAATATTATGTTGAGTTTACATCGACACAAAACTGGACTTCTAATAATGTTAGTTATTTGGGGCTATGCACCCCCAGTATGTCTTTGACTGCAAACATAGCAGATATAGCAAATATTTATACTACTACTACAAGTGGTGAAGTTTTAGCATTAACTATTGACCGAGTTAATAATGAAGTAAAAACATATCGAAATAACTCTCTTGTAGCCACAACTTCTATTTCTGCAACAGACAATATTGATATTGCTTTTGCATCTTATCAAGCAAGTGGAGATGTAAATTTTGGCCAGCGCCCATTCGCCTACACCCCACCAACAGGATTCAAAGCACTCAACACATTTAACTTACCGACTCCTACGATTGGTGCTACTGCATCGACAACAGCGAATAAGTATTTTGATATTCTGACTTGGACTGGCACATCTACATCTAGTGGCAGAACATTTACTGGACTTGGATTTCAGCCTGATTTCGTTTGGACAAAAGCTCGAAACCAAGCATACTCACATCAACTATATGATGCAAACAGAGGAACTGGTAAAAGACTGCAGTCAAATACTACGGATGCAGAAACTACAAATCCAGTAAGCGGATATATCTCTGCATTTAACAGCGATGGATTTACAACTGTTGCTGGCACAACCGACAACTCTTGGTTTAATGAATTAAATA